ATCAGCCAGATACCCGCGCCGCCGCCTATCGCTATCGTGATCCGCGTTATCTTCGCGCTTGTGTGCGCGCTGATCGCCATTGAGTTTCTTTTGCCGATGGTTCCGCGTTGAATGTTCTTACCCCGCGCAAGATTGAAATTCTCTATGAGCCGCGCGAAGCTTTTTTGCCATTCCATGATCGGCAGCAACGATGGGCTTGCTTGGTCGCGCATCGCCGCGCCGGCAAGACTGTTGCCGCGGTCAACGATCTGATCAAGGGCGCGGCACTCGCAACCACCAAGAACCCGCTATTCGGCTATGTCGCGCCGTTCCGCAGCCAAGCCAAAAGTGTGGCGTGGGAATATCTCAAATTCTACGCCCGCCCGGTGATCAAAAAGATCAACGAAAGCGATCTGATCGTAACCACCTTGAACAATGCCGAGCTTCGCCTATTCGGCGCGGACAATGCCGACGCCATGCGCGGGCTGGGATTTGACGGCTTGCTTATGGATGAGTTTGGCGATTTCAAGCCAAGCGTATGGGGATCAGTCATTCGTCCAACCCTTGCCGACAAGCAAGGATGGGCGGTGTTCATGGGAACACCCAAGGGGAAAAATCAATTCTGGGATCGTTACGATGAGGCGAGGCGCAATCCGGAAAGCTGGTTTTTACTGAGCCTCAAAGCTTCCGATAGCGGCATCCTTCCCGAAAGCGAATTGCAGGAGCTACGCCGCCAGCTTTCCGAAGATCAATATTTGCAGGAAATGGAATGCAGCTTTGAGGCCGCAATCCTTGGCGCGTACTACGGAACCGAAATGCGGCTTTTGGAAGAGGCGGGCCGTATCGTTGATGTGGCACACGATCCGCACTTGCCGACATATACAGCTTTCGACATCGGCTATCGTGATGATACCGCCATTTGGTGGTTTCAGGTTATCCGCAGCGAAATTCACGTTATCGATTTCTTCGCGGCATCGGGCATGGACCCCGCAGGGATCAAAAAGCTTATCGCCGAAAAGCCCTATCACTATGGCCAGCATTTCTTGCCCCATGATGCGCGCGCCAAAACTCTGACATCGGGCGGCAAAAGCCTCATTGAACAACTGGCAACCGGCGATAATGGCCTGACGCTGGCTAAAATGTCGATTGTGCCAAATCTCAGTGTCCAAGATGGCATCCAGGCGGTTCGCGCCATGTTGCCGCTATGCTGGTTTGACAAAGACAAGTGCCGCGAAGGCTTGGAAGCTTTGCGCCAGTATGAGCGCGAATGGGACGAAGATAAAAAAGCCTTTCGCGAAACTCCCAGACACAATTGGACAAGTCACCCAGCCGATGCCGCGCGCATGATGGCAATTTCTTGGCGCGAAGAAAAACCGCACACAAAGGTATTCCCAGATCGGCCCTTGGTGGTTGGTTCCGGCAATCGCGCAACACTCAACGATATGTGGGCGCAAAAACGCGCCAAGCGTAGGCAGAGGATTTAAGCCATGCCCTACACCCCGAAACAGCATCGCTTGTTTGAATTCGCCAAGAACAATCCCAAGGCCGCGGCGCAAGCCGGGTTCAACATCCCCAAAGCGACCGCGGCCAAGATGGCGAGCGAAGGCATCAAGAAATCGCCGCCGAAGAAAGGCAAATAGCCATGCCGTATATTGCCCAGAACCCGGCCCAACATCGCTTTCTGGAATTCGCTACGCGCAACCCGCAAGCGATGCCGGCAAGCCGCCACACTTTAGAAGCCCCAGCACAAGCCGCGGTCAATGCCGCACTGGCCAAACAGAAGAACCAAGCGCTCGCCCGCATGTTGGCCGCCCCGCGGCAGCGCGCCCCGCGCGCGCCAGCTTCGGCGGGAGTGCCGATGCTATGAGCGGCACGGTTCATCCCAACGGCTACAGCTATGTCAGTATTGGGCGCAACGCGAACAATGTTGTCTTGGGCACGGTGGGCGGGCCGGGCAATTATTTGCATCGCATTCTGATCGTGGCCAATGCGACGACAACCGCGGGAGTTACTTTGCAAGATGGCCCATTGGGGCCGCCGCTTCCGTTACTTGGTCTTGGCGTCCCCGCGGGCTCTTACGATCTGGAATTAGGCATCGCATCGGTAAACGGGCCCTGGATTTTGACAACCGGGCCCAATGTGACGGCGATTGCCATTGGCTTGTTCCCGCCGCCTTCGGCGATTGTGTAATGCCCAGCACCGACAAGATTGATCCGCTCTTTGCGCTGATCAGCCCGAATACCCCGGTCCCGGTGGTTGTCACCCAGCCGCCCGCGCCAGAGCCCGGCAAGAAAGCCGATAAACCCGCCCATAAACATTGGCCGTTAGGCAAGCATGGCTGAGCCCAAGAGCGAAGTGACGAAATATCTGGATGTGATCGCATCCTATGACAACGAATTTAAGAAATGGCAGGCCCGTGTCGAAAAGATACTGAAACGCTATCGCGACGATAACCGCAGCCAATCCGGTAATGAGAGCGCCAAATACAATGTGCTTTGGTCGAATGTGCAAACGCTTATCCCGGCAGTTTATGCGCGCACTCCGAAAGCCGATGTTTCGCGCCGCTTTGTGGACAACGATCCAGTTGGGCGCGTGGCATCGCTCTTGATAGAGCGGTGCCTTGATTTCGAGATAGAGCATTACGGCGATTTCCGCTCTTCGCTCTATATGTGTGTTGAAGATCGTTTCTTGGGTGGGCGCGGCGTGGCATGGGTTCGCTACGATCCCCATGTTTCCAAGCAAGACACCCAAGTTACCGAAGATGTTCCCAGCCCCGATCAAGGCGATCAGGAGCCGGAAACCGGCGGCCCCGGTCAATCCCTTGGGACCGGGGCCGAGGGGCCACTGGATCAAACCGAAGGCCAGGACGCGCCGCCCGAGAAAGTGGACTACGAATGTACCCCGGTCGATTACGTCTATTGGAAAGATTTTGGCCATTCCAGCGCGCGCACATGGGAAGAAGTAACCCAAGTATGGCGTTGGGTGTACATGACCAAGGAAGCGCTGGAAGCCCGCTTTGGCAAAGAAAAAGCCGCTAAAGTGCCGTTGGACAACGGGCCCGAAGCATGGGGCCAGCAAAAGCGCGGCGAAAAAATCACCAACGACCGCGGCAAAATTTGCGAGTTGTGGGACGAAGAAACCGGCAAAGCGGTTTGGTTCGCAAAAGGCGCGCAAGAATTCTTAGATGAGCGTGACGATCCCTTAGAGCTTGAAAACTTCTGGCCTTGTCCCAAGCCGCTCTATGCCACACTTACCACTGATACCTTGGTCCCGGTCCCTGATTTTGCTTTGTATCAAGATCAGGCTACAGAGTTGGACATCCTTTCTGATCGCATTGATGGGCTGGTAAAAGCCTTGCGTGTGCGCGGCATCTATGACGCATCGCAGCCGATGTTGCAGCGGCTTTTGACCGAAGGCGATAACAATACGCTGGTAGGTACCGATCATTGGGCGGCATTTAGCGAAAAGGGCGGCTTGAAAGGCAGCATCGATCTTTTACCGATCAACGATTTCGCCAGCGCTTTGCAGCAATGCTATCAGGCGCGCCAGGACATCAAGAGCCAGGTATTCGAGATCACCGGGATTTCGGACATTGTGCGCGGGCAGGGGGCGGCATCGGAAACCGCGACCGCGCAACAGATCAAAGGCCAGTATGTCGGCTTGCGTTTGCGCTCCATGCAAGAAACCGTTGCGCTCTTTGCCAGCGAGCTATTGCGCATCAAAGCCCAGATCATTTGCAGCAAGTATCAGGATAACACGATCCTGAATTACGCCGCGGCGCGCCAGTTAAGCCCAACCGATCAACAGTTGATCGGCCCCGCGCTGCAATTGATCCGGCAAACCCCGTTGAACACGTTCCGCATTCAAGTTGCCGCCGATAGCTTGGTACAGATCGATGAACAACAGACCAAGCAAGAGCGCTTGGAATTCCTCAACACCCTTTCCAATTTCTTGCGCGAAGCGGTACCGGCTGGCCAGCAAGTACCGGAAATGGTCCCCGCGATTATGGGCATGATCCAGTTTGGCATTGCCGGCTTTAAGCAGGCCGCATCGCTCGAAGGCGTCTTGGATACGGCTTTGCAACAGCTTGAACAAAAGGCGGCACAGAACGCCGCCAATCCCAAGCCGACGAAAGAACAGCAAGAGGCGCAAGCCGATATGCAAAAGGCCCAGATGCAAGCCCAGGCCGATGGCCAAGTGGAACAGATGAAAATGCAGGGCGAGCAACAGATAGAACAAATGAAAATGCAATTCCAAATGCAAATGACGCAAATGGAACAGCAACACGCTACCCAGCTTGCGCAAATGAAATTGCAGCAAGAACAAGCTTATTCGAAGTGGGAAGCCGAGCTAAAGGCGTCTACTCAGGTACAAGTGGCATTGATCGCCGCGGGCCAGAACACAGGCGGCCCGATCATGGAAGCTTCCAACGCCGCGGCGGAAAATCTGGCGCATGTGTTCGGCCAAGGCGTGGCCGCATTGATGCAGCACGTAACCGGGGCGCTGGCCGATGCCCAGAACGGCTTGGCGCAAACCCATGCCCAGCACATGCAACAGATCAATGGGGCGCTGGCCGCAGCCGCCGCCCCCAAGCGCATCATTCGCGGGCCCGATGGCCGCGCCGTTGGCGTTGAGCCGATGTTGCCCGCTCCGCAACAGGCGGCGGCCCCGCCAATCGTCCAATGATCACAACCACAAAGGGGCTCATGGACGAAGCCCTATTGCGCAAAGTGGAAGGTGAAATCGACAACGAAAACGAACACACAACTTGGGTTGAATATTGGGACGGCGAGGAATTGGTTCATCGTTCCGTCCATGTTCGGCTCAAGAAAAGCGTGTTCGCGGAAGCTATAGGGGGTTCCTTTGGCTAACTCGCAAGCAATGATGACTTCCTTTAAGCAGGATTTGTTGAATGGCATTCATGCCTTCGGCACAACGGTAGCGCGCGGCGGTACTGGCGCGGACAGCTTCAAGGCGGCGCTCTATCTGACATCCGCCAGCATCGGCGCGGCTACCACGGCTTACAGCGCGACCGGCGAAGTATCCGGCACCGGCTATACGGCGGGCGGCGTGGCCGTTCCGGCTTTCGCCGCGCCGGCCACAAGCGGCACTACCGCCTTTACCACACCGGGCGGCTCTATCGTCTATACCACTGTGACACTGACAACCGCGTTTGACTGTGTGTTGATTTATAACTCAACACAAAGCAACAAGGCCGTTTCCAGCCATACTTTCGGCGCGCAAACCGTCACGGCGGGCACACTCACGCTTACGATGCCTTCCAACGACGCGACCAACGGCTTAGAGCGCATCGCTTAGAGCTTCCAAACAAAACGGGACGGAACGGCGCAAAACCGTAAGGGGGTTGCGTGACGCAAATCATCCTTACGTCCGGTACGTCATGGACGGTCCCGGCAGATTGGAACAACGCCAACAATACAGTTGAATGTATCGGCGGCGGCGCTGGCGGCGCGGGCGCGCAAGTTACCACCACCCCCAACTTCGGCGGCTTTGGCGGCGGCGGCGGCGGATACTCGAAAGTATCCAATCTCACACTTAGTGGCAGCATCACCTATGCCATCGGCGCGGCTGGCAGCGGCGGTGCGATTAACGCGCTTGGCACCGATGGCGGCGCGACGTACTTCAATGGTGCAAGTCTTGGCGCATCATCGGTTGGAGCCAATGGCGGCACGGCGGGCACGGCGGGTTCCGGCTCTATTGGTGGTATAGGCGGTTCAACAACCGGCGCGGTCGGGACAACAAAATATGCTGGCGGCAATGCCGGTACGCAAGCTACCGCCACATTCTACGGCGGCACAGGCGGCGGCGGCGCGGCGGGCCCCAATGGCGCGGGCGCAAACGGCGGCCAAAGCACAACCAATTCGCC